AGATAAAACCATGCAACTTTTAAATAAATCTATTTTTTCAGACTACGATAATTTTCCAGGAATAGAATTTAGTGGTGAAGACGGACTGATAACTCCAAATATCAGAAAACATACCTACATGCAGGTAAAATTATTTTTCGAACTGAACACATTTGTAGAAAAAAGAGAATTTTTAAACAGTGTGTATACATGGGATAATATTTGCCATGATAACAAAGCTAATCTGCATCTGTTTAATTTTACCAATAGATTAAAATTTCCTACTAATTTTAATTATTATGGTAAACTTAAAAATACTAAAATTGCACACAAAACGGTCGAAACTTTTTTATCCGGTTTAGGAATAAATCATACAGATTATCTATTAGAAGATAAAGAACATTATAATACCGAATATCACGAACTTGTGGCTAAAAATTACATTCCATGGTTAAAAACACTAAAAAAATACTCATAGCAGGAGATAGCTTTGCTGCATTATGGCCTAACGCTAACAACGGCTGGGTCAATCTTCTTGCTGAGAAATTTAATGTGGTAAACATTGCACAAGCGGGTGTGGGAGAATACAAAATATTCAAACAAATACAGAACACCAATCTCAATGAGTTTGACTGCATCATTGTCAGTCATACCAGCCCTAGTAGAATACATACTAAGAACCATCCATTACACACACAAGGATTTCATAGTGATTGTGATCTGATCATCACTGATTTAATTGAACATTGGAATCCGTTTAATAGAAACCTATCATCAGCTAAATCCTTTTTCAAATATCACTACGACGAGCAATATCAAATAGACATTTATAAATTATTAAGAGAAAAAATTAACAACCTAATACATATACCTTACATTAGTATTTCTCATATCGATATCGCAAATGAACTTCGAATAGAATCTACACACATTGATTTTAGCGACCTTTGGAAAACAGAACGCGGTTGTGTGAATCATTATACAAATGAAGGAAATGAATTAGTTTATCTTACAATTAGAAATAAATTAAATGAATATTATAACTGTTAATTGGAATCCTAAAAAGATCGATGATCTTAAATGGAATGAACTATGTGCTCAAATTGTAGAAAAATTTGGATTGCCTGGTAATCGATACGTCACCGAAGTCTGCGAAAGCTACATGAAATTTAAATTCGAGGATGAAAAAGATAGTACGATGTGCAGATTATTTCTAAGCGAATATCTATGATTAAATTTATTTTAGGATTCGCAGCCGCTTGCACGATATGGCTTTACATTTTATCAACCGTAGACATTCCTATATATAAAGTCTACGACTGCGGAATGGCCGAATGGCATCCAGATGTGCCTGCAGACGTAAAAGAAGAATGTAGAAAAAAGAAACGAGAAGAATGGATTCATCGAAATGAAAGACAAATTAAAACACGCATATCTACAGACAGCGTTTATCTTTTCAAAACTTAGTCATGCCCGCAGATTACATGTAGGCGCCATTATTGTCAAAGACGATCGTATCGTTTCTATCGGTTATAACGGTATGCCTGCAGGCTGGGACAACAACTGCGAAGATAAAGAATGGATGGACCGAGATGCGGGCGGATGGCTAAGTCCTGATGAAATATATGAACAATGGCCTCATGTCGAATATAACGAAGACGCCGAAGAAGAATATCGATATCGACTTGTAACTAAGCCAGAGGTCCTGCATGCTGAAACAAATGCAATCGCTAAATTGGCCAAGAGCAATGAGTCCGGTCTCGATGCTACTATGTTTATCACGCATGCTCCGTGCTTGGATTGTGCCAAACTTATATATCAAAGCGGTATTAACAGTGTGTTTTATCGTGATGCTTATCGCAACGAAGCCGGAATACAGTTTCTCAAGCAATCAGGAGTAACAGTTGAAAAATTGGATATTGACGGTCAATGACGGTGGAGTTCTTACTTTTCCTGACAATCTACTCAAAGAGATGGGCTGGATAGAAGGAGATATACTACGTTGGATCGATAATCATGACGGTACATGGAGTATTGTTAAAGAAGAAGACTTGACAAACTTCATTAAAAAAGGTATAATAAACAATGAGCAAAATTAAAATCGCAGAGCTGTTTTACAGCATTCAAGGTGAAGGACGCTATATGGGTGTGCCTTCTGTGTTTTTACGTACATTCGGTTGTAACTTTAAATGTGCTGGCTTTGGTATGCCTAAAGGCGAACTAAGCACAGAGGTCGAAGCCATTGCTACTAGAATAGGAGAGTTTAAGCAGTATGAAGAACTTCCATTGGTTTCTACTGGTTGTGATAGTTATGCTAGCTGGGATCCTCGTTTTAAGGATCTTAGCCCAATGCTTACTAGCGACGCCATCGCAGAAAGAATCTGCGAAATTCTACCATTCAAGGAATGGCGGGACGAGCACCTTGTCATCACAGGAGGAGAACCGTTGCTTGGGTGGCAACGTGCTTACCCCGAACTGCTAAACCATCCTAAGATGGGTGGCTTGAAAGAGATCACATTTGAAACAAACGGTACTCAAAAATTATCAAAAGAATTTAAAGACTACCTAGTTGGTTGGCAGATGCCAGATTTTGATTTCAATCGAGAAATTACATTTTCTGTGAGTGCTAAACTAAGCTGTTCGGGCGAAGAGAGGCACGAAGCTATTCGACCAGACGTGGTTTGTGAATACGAAGAAGTCGGATATACATATCTTAAGTTTGTTGTAGCTACAGAAGAAGATGCCGAGGAAGCGATTGAAACGGCAGACATTTATAGAGCCGAAGGATTTACAGGACCTGTATATCTAATGCCCGTAGGCGGAGTTGAAAGTGTGTACACACTTAACAATCGCCGTGTAGCAGAACTAGCGATGAAAAATGGATTGCGCTACAGTGATAGACTGCAAGTACCATTGTTTAAAAATGAATGGGGAACTTAATGAAAAAAATTATTAAGAAAATTTTAGGATTGGACGAAGTAGAAGCTAATCTTGCTGTGGCTGCTCAAAAATTAGAAGAATTAGAGAAGGCCAAAAAAGCAGCAGAAGAAGCATTGGTCAAAGCCAAAGAAGAAGAAGAATTGGCTAAACTGACTCCGAAAGAACGTGCCACACGTAAAAAAGAACCCTGGATCAGTGTTCTCAATACGCATGTTAATAAAGATAATATACGAAACGGTTTTTTCGAACTTGACTGGAATGAGTACTTTGTGCTAAAATTAAAGCAAGAAGGATATGGTTTTGAAGGCGATAAAGACGAAGAAATCGTCGATCGTTGGTTTAGAGAGCTCTGTGCAAACGTGGTTGTAGACGAAGGCGGAAACCTGCCTGTTAACACAGGGGTAATTGACATTCAATCAGTGAAAAGAAATAATACATGACATATATTTTAGTTGATACTGCTAACACGTTCTTCCGTGCTAGACATGTTATTAACGGAGATGCTGACATCAAGCTCGGCATGGCATTCCATATAACCCTAAACTCTATTCGCAAAGCGTGGCAGCAGTTCAACGGCAGTCACGTTATCTTCTGTTTAGAAGGTCGTTCGTGGCGCAAAGACTTTTATGCTCCTTACAAGCGTAATCGTTCAGACGCTCGTGCAGCCCTTAATGAGCGTGAGCAAGAAGAAGATCGTGTGTTCTGGGAAGCATTTGATACATTCAAAGAGTTTATCACTGATAAAACTAACTGTACAGTTTTACAGAATCCGCAACTAGAAGCAGATGATCTTATCGCAGGCTGGATACAAAGTCATCCCGAAGACGATCACGTGATTATTTCTACAGACACAGATTTCGTACAATTGATCGCACCTAATGTTCGTCAATATAACGGAGTGATGGAACATGTTATCACACACGAAGGAATCTTCGATGACAAAGGCAAGCCGATCATCGATAAAAAAACTCAAGAAGCGAAACCAGCACCTAACCCAGAATGGCTCTTATTTGAAAAATGTATGCGTGGTGATACCAGTGATAATGTCTTCTCGGCGTATCCGGGTGTGCGTACTAAAGGCACAAGCAAAAAAGTGGGTCTTACTGAAGCGTTCGAAGATCGTAAAAGCAAAGGATTTGCGTGGAACAATCTCATGCTTCAGAGATGGACTGATCACGAAGGTCAAGAACACAGGGTGTTAGAAGATTATGAGCGCAATCGTCGACTGATCGATCTTAGCTATCAGCCAGATAACATCAAAGAAATTATTGCCGCTACTATCGCCGAAGCCACTGATTCGAATAAAAATATCAGTCAGGTCGGTGTTAAACTAATGAAGTTCTGCGGTCTTTATGATCTTAAAAAGATTTCAGAACAGGCTGCATCATATGCAGAGCCTCTGAACGCAAGATATGAAAATTCTAATAGGACCGTGGCAGTATGATAATTTCAGATAATTGGAGGGATGACATGACTATAATTCATGCAAAACCAATCATTAAGGACAAATTCTGGATCGTCGAAAAAGATGGAGAAAAATTTGCTACTCTCAGAAAAAACGAAGATGACAGATTTATCATGAGTAACGAACTAGGAGTAAAAATCTACGACAATAAAGAAAGTCTAACTCGTCAGTTCGGTAAAGATTTTTTCGTTGCTAAGATTGTACAGGAATCAGAAGATAATTTACCAAACGAAGTACATGGCTTCCAAGCCAGTACCACCCCGTTTAACTCAATGTTTGACATAAAGAGAAAGTTACCTCTGTTTACCAAAAGTGACGATAGTAAGAGCCTATACTGCGCAGGTTATTATGTCATTAAATTTGACAAAGGTTGGGTGAAGAGTTTCTGCCCAAAACTCATTACTCTGCAACGTTATGAGTTCAAGGGCCCATTTAAAACCGAAATAGAAATGAAACAGGTGCTGTCACATGTCTCAAAATAATATACCTAACAATCTACCCACTGTAGAAAAATTAATACAACGTGTAAGCATGGCTGAAAAAAGCCAACAAAAAGAAATTAGAATTACTATACAAGAAGCCAGAGATTTGACTAACGAACTAGCTGTTATGACTTCTAAATTAGGTAAGACTGTTCAGGAAATACATCAAGTTCTAGCAGAAATTAAACAGTCGACATCACAGATCGATGTTAAGTTCGACGGCGGAACATTCTAAAAAGACATAAATATATACGTGGTTAATTAGGAACACGTATATAATGAGCAGACCAAAACCTAAGGTTATTCTTGAATATGCCAATAAGGAAACTTACAAGGTAGAACAGATCCTTGAAAGTGATGCCATATGGGCTGTATTCTATAAGGGACAGCCGTTTAATTTAAAAAGCGGTAGCCTCTTAGCTTCCTATCCTGGCCCAAAATACAAAAAAGTAAGTTTTTCAAATCCTGGCCATGCACATAATCTAGCCAAAAAATTGAATAGATTATTTAAGACCAAAGACTTTTCTGTATATAAATTGAGTCAGGGTGAAAGAATAGAATAAATGAATATCAAGGATACCTATACAACGGTATTCCTAAAGGCAGCAGGACAACCGTTCACAGAGCAAACTGTTAAAAATCTCAAAGGTAAATGGTGGTACAGTACCAGAGATAAAGAAGTGGGCGGACTTCGCATAACCGACGAATGCTTGCAGTTCGTACAAGAAGATGCTAAAATAAAGACATACGAAATAGATCTACCTAAAGACCTGACAATCGGCCCTCAGGTATTATTATGGTTAGATCAATTTTTAAATTCTCCGTTCCACCTAACCAAAAAAAACATAACAGTTTTATCAGAAAAGACCGCGTTTGAACTCTATATGTTTTCAGGCGATGTTAAGAAAATGGGATCTGCTAAAGCTATGAACAAACGCCTTAACCAAGAATAACCCCACAACTTTTTCGCACAAGTAAATAATTCACCATGATGGAAATCAACGCCCTAGATATTCTTAATCGTCGTAAGATAGATTTCATCCCGAGACATTTCTCAAAAATGAAAATCAACGACAACGAAGCCAATGTTGTCGAAACTGAATTTTGGATTAAGAATAAGCTACGTGGAAGGTATTTTTTCCTCAAGGCTCCGTTGGTATTAACTGATGGAAAATTGAGAAGCAATACTGTTGTTGGATTCGAAGATCATAAAGAACTAACATATTTTATGTTAGCCTGTCCACATTTAAGGAGAAAATAATGTCCGACGAAGTTAAACAAGAAACAGCACCAGCAGCTACTCCTGCAGCCGATACCGGTACAGCGCCTGCAGGTCCAGATCTTAACCTAAGCGATCTGTCTGCATTAAGAAGCATTGTAGAAGTAGCTAGTCAACGAGGAGCGTTTAAGGCAGCAGAATTAGAATCAGTAGGAAAAGTCTATAACAAACTTTCAAACTTTCTAGAATCTGTAGCTAAGAAGGAGGCTTAATTATGGCCTCTCCATTAAAACACATCGGTAGAATTAAATCTTCTAACAGTAAAATCCTTACTGTTTTTAGAACTCTTCCAGGCGAAGCAAATATGGCATTGGTCTTGCCTGTATCTAATCTATCCGATTCGTATCACGACGCCGTAATGAAATTAGTGGAAACAGATCAGGCTCAAGAAGCATTCGAGTTCGGTGAGATAATGTTTACACGCACCTTTCCAGACGGTCGACCAATGTTACAGGCCATGCAGGCAGATAACCAACTGCTAAGGGTACCTACCGATACAGTCGAAATGATTCCTACTCCAGGTAGCGGTATCGATCTTCATCAGCTCAATACGCTGATCGCTGAACAGAAAAATTGTGCGGTTGACGATCTTTATACCTTTGTATCCGGAGCTCCCAAGAAATCTGATGCCACTGTAGAAGATGTAGCTAAGATTGAAAACTTAGGCAGAGATGTTGGGGAACCTAATATTCCTAAACCTCAACCACTAAAGGCCAAAGAAAACGAAGTTCTCACAGATCTAGATCTAGCCAAATCTTATCGTAGCCAAGCAGATGCTATGTACAAAGAAGCAGCAAGACTACGCAAGCAGGCAGACGAATTGGATCCTCCAAAGAAGAAAGCCGTAAAAACAACAGAAGCTGCCGATGCCTAAACCTTTATTCAGACCACCAAAGCATCTCGTACAAGAATGGCCGGAGGTATTCGAAGATTTATATATGAATACCATGCCGGTACATTACATAGAGGTAGTTAGATTAGAGTTTCAAAACGGGCGGGTTTGGGAAATTAATGTCGCTGAACAGTTGAACACATCTGCTAGCGATATTATTGCTAATAGATTATTAGAAACATTTGCAGAATATAAAGACGATATCAAGAAAATT